TTCATCGACCTGATGAGGTCGGGAACCTCGCGGAATCGTCCGAACTTTAGAGCATTCTGGATGCTGACCATCTCCGAGCGACGGTCTCCCGAGAGCGATGCGCCACGGTTGAAGACCAGCGACACCAGAGCATCTCTCGCGGGTTCCGGTAGCGTTTCAGCCTGCGGGTAAATGCGCAGGGTCTGAATGTAGAACCGAGGGACGGTGATTCGCTCGAACACGTCGAGAGCCTGACGCCACGTGATCTCGATGGATCGCACGGCCTCGCGTGAATGAAGCCACAAACGCGCGGCCTCGCCACGGACCCCGAGTGCGCCCCTGAGTAACTCAACCGAGGTGTCCGCGAGCACTGGTCCCCATGCCTCAGCGAACTGTTGCTCGGTGTTGTATCCAAGGTCGAATCCGACACCGATGGTGACGCCCGACTGCTCCCCCGGCCACGTGGGACGAGAGAGAAACTTGCGGAAATAGTCCTCCCCACCACCGACTTCGTAGTCGAGGAGGAGCTTCAGGCCTTCGGGTGAGAGGTTCATTTGCGCAGCTCTCGGATGAGTTGAATGGTTTTGAGCACCGTGTAGACGAGTGCGGCGGCGGCGGCTCCGATGCTGACCAGTTGGTGAACCTCAGTCAGCCCGAGCATCAGTGCGGCGAAGTTTACCGCTGGAACGACGAGGAGATCGTGCGGGTTTGTTTGGTCGAGGTTCATCGGCTTTTGGTGGGTGTGGTTTTACGAACGTGACGAAGTGCCACGCGGCTGCCACGGCGAACGTCACGCCGAGGCCAATGTTGAGAACGATTTCAGAGACCGGAGGAGTGCTGAAGGTGACGATGTTGAGCATCGCACCGACGGCCACCAGTGAGAGCCCCCCTTTGAGGAGTCGCGCGAGCCACGGCGAGCGATAGATGGCCGACTCGGGACGACCGAACACGAACACCACGAACGCCACGCCCCCGGCGGCGATTAGCGCATTAGCGGCCCCGTTTGCGAGGGTGAGGAGGTTCGGGTTCATCTGTTATTGTGTGTGGTATCAACTTCCGCGACGCGTACTCGACCGCGCGGAGTCCGACGAATCCGAGCAGGAATGCGATCGCGTACTGTGTCCGCTCCCCCTCGACCTTCACCAGCTGCACGACGACGGGTGTGAGGTAGTTCGCGGCGGCGGCCCCAGCGACGAGTGAGGAGATGGTGCTCCCGAGATTCCTCGCGGCGTTGCGCCCCGTGGTGAGCACGGCCCCGAAGAGTCCAGCGGCCAGAAGTGCGATGTCGATTCCGTACTCTTTCAGGTTCATTTTCTCTCAGGTGGTTTGTTCGGCGTTGCTGCGCTCCCGTAGTAGAACGAGACGACCATCCCCCAGGACGTCGAAAGTGACCCGATGAGCATCGTGATTCCTGCGTTGTCCCAGAGGTCGAAGTGCCCGGTGAGCAACCCGGCGAGCACTGCGAAAAATCCGAGGGTGATTCCGAGAGCGAGGAGTGCTGGAACCGATGAGTTCAAACGCACCTGCATCTTCCTCGCGCTGTCACGGTCCTCGGTTGCGAGTCGCTCGAGGTCGATGTCCAGTTCGCGCATTCGGATCGCAAGTTGATTGTCGGCCTCGCGGAGTGCGGCCACCTGTTCGCCCGTGAGCGTTCCCGCGTCGAGTGCGGTTTGAACCTTTTGAAGAGTCGGATCGGAAAGCCCGATCGCCTTGCCAACTGCTTCAACGGCCATGCCCCCGAGCGGTCCCCCGAGAGCGCGGCCAATGGTCGGCAAAAGTGCTTTCCAGTCGAACGTCATAGCGTCTGATTTTGGAGTGATGAGTAGTCGAGACCGTAGCCAACCGACCACTCGCGGTTGTGATCTTCATACCAGCCCGCGCCTTCGTGGATGTCGCGGAAGTCGGCGAATGCTCGCTCGAACTTGGGTTTGACTGCTTCGAGCGAGAAGTTTGCCCTCGCGAACCTGACCATCTGCTCGCGGTCGATTTTGTAACCCAATCGGATCGCGCGGAGGATGTCGCCCATGGTCATGCAGCGGAACCCGTTGACCCCGTCCACGATGTACTCGGTCATCGCTCCCATGTCGGTGCAGATCGGAACGCACCCAGAGAGCATCATTTCAACGGCGGTCCCCCCAAAGGGTTCCCAGTAGGTGGAGAGGAGGAACCCGCACTGCGCCTTGGCCATCAACTGCTTTCGCTCCTCGATGCCGACGTAGCCCACAAACTCGACGTGGTCCGGCCATTCCGCGAGTCCGATGGAATGCGGCCCACCTTGTCCCGCGACCACCAGCTTCATCCCCATCCTGCGCGTCGCGTCGATTGCAAGGTCGAGGCCTTTGTTCGTGCCGATGCGCCCGATGAAGAGTGCGAAGTTCTCGCGCTGCTGCGTCGTGTCGAAGTTTCGAACGTCGAAGTAGTTGGGGACCACCCGCCAGTACCATTTCGGGTTGCAGAACGAAACGCCGTCAGTGCCAACGTGCGCGGCCCGAAGCGGGTAAGATTCGTAACACCGATAAGGTGCGAATGCGTAGCCATTCCCGATTCCCGGCTCCACCACGATCAAGTCTTTGTCAGCGTTGGCGATGTGTGTCGCTTCCTGCGTGCCTCCCCAGAACGCGAGCACCAAGTCTGATTTGGTCTTGCGGCGTTTGATGGCCTCTCCCGCGTGAAGGTTGAAGACCCTGTGCGCGAGATCTTGCGAGGAGTGTTTGAACTGGTTTTTGCGCCAGTCGTGGTCTCCGTAAGTCTCCTTCAGCACGTCGTTTGATGTGACGTTGACGTGTTCGTGTGCGGCTGTTTTGGAGTCGGGGTGTCCGTAGTGGATCGTGCGGTATTCGGTCGAGTCCTTGAACATCTCAAGGAACTTCAGAACCTTCTGCGTGAAGGCGCAGGCTGAGTAGTCGGGGTGAGTGACGGTGTGAGGAACGCCTAGGCAATGGATAGTTGTCATGGTCCTTGAGCCTAAGCGTTCCTCACCGTTTTTGACTAGGTGTAGTATGGCAAGAACTTGCCATCGCCAGCGTCGAGCCATCCTGCGGGAGATGACGTGCTATTTGGAGTTCCGCCAGCTACCGAGTAGTTCGGCCCCGTCGCGCCCGTCTCACCAGTTGCTCCAGTTGCTCCGTCTGTTCCGTTACTCCCAGTCTGTCCAGTTGCTCCGGTTGCTCCGGTTGGTCCGATTTGATTCGCGTCAGAACCCGGCACGCCAGATGGCCCAGTTGGTCCTGTTTCCCCCGTTGGCCCTGTCGGTCCTGTTGCACCGTCAATGCCGTTTGTCCCGCTCGGCCCCGTCGCGCCTGTCGCACCGACATTCACGGTCGCCCAGAATGCTGGAGAACTGTCGGGTTGATAGTTGAAGTTCGTTGTCAGTGATACATAAACGACTCCGTTGTAGACAGCTAGCTCGCCCTGCAAATAGGTGATGGTTCCAACCCAGTTGCCTGTCGTGTTAACTCGGACCCAGTAGTTGGGTTGCTCCTCGGGGTTGAAGTTGCTGTTGCTTTGCAGCGCACGGAACAAATAGTTTCCCTTCCAAGCAAACTCTCCGGCGTTGTAAAAGGTGCTGCTAACCCACTCGCTAATCCCTGACCCAGTGCCACCAGAACCCGGTGCACCACTCGGTCCTGTCTCGCCAGTTGCGCCTTTCGCCCCAGTGACCTGCACCGCGAGCACGTCGATGACAACGCCGTTTGCGGGTGCGCTCGGGAATACGATCTTCGAGTTTGCTTGCGTTGAACCCGTGATGGTGAAGCCACCGTTGGTTTCGTCGGGACGTTGGAACACCCCACCAACGTAGACGAGATAACCCGCCTCATCGTTGCCGGGTCCGTCCCATCCCGAGATGGGTCCGAACTCGGTGTCAGTGCCATTCCCCGTGAACCTCGGCGAGAGGATGCCACCACCGAGAACCACGCCCGTTGGACCCGTTGCACCCTGCGCCCCCGATGGTCCCGGTGCGCCATCAAGTGCAACCGTCCAACTCGAGAACTCACCGCTTCCTGCGATGACTTGTCCGACGTCCACCGAAAGAACTCCTGTTTGCGAATCGTACGCGGTCACCACACCCGTCATGCGAGCGTTGACCGAGTTCGCGATGATCACCTGTTGGCCAATCGACAGTTGCAAACCAGCGGCGACGGTGAGCGTCTTCGACCCCGTGGTGAGCGAGAGTGTCGTGGTTGACGTCGATGTGTAACGGTCACCAGCTGCGCCCGTTGCACCCGTTGCACCCACGCCTGTTGCACCTTGCGCCCCAGATGGACCAGCCACGCCAGTTGCACCTACGGGCCCAGCGACACCTTGCACGCCCTGTGAGCCTGTTGCGCCAGTTGGCCCCGCTTCGCCCGTCAATCCCGTCGCACCCGATGGCCCCTGTGGTCCCGTCGACCCTTGGTCACCCTGCACGCCCTGAAGCCCACTCGGTCCTGTCGGCCCTTGAGCTCCCGTCGGTCCGGTAGGTCCAGCGACGCCCGTTGCGCCATCTGCACCTGCGACCCCACTTGCGCCTGTTGGCCCTTGTGGACCCGTTGCACCAGATGCTCCTTGCGGACCAGTCGCGCCAACTGCACCAACTGCGCCCTCGAGGTTAATGGTCCACGATGCGTATGTGCCCGATCCGGTGTGATTCGCTACGTCAACGACCAATGCGCCCGTCGTTGAGTTGTAACTCGTCACGACCCCGTGCATATGTGCCGCTCCTTCAGACTCCGCGATGACCACAGGTTGCTGGATCGTGTAGCTCAACCCAGCTGCGACCGTGAGTG